GAACTCTCAATCTTATTAGGGTTGCCAGATTGTTTAGCGATATACTTTTGCTTCTTGGTTAGCTTGTCAATATTTTTATTTGAAAAGCCTATGCCGTTATAATCCATTTTATTTTTTACCATAGTTAGGGTCTTTACAATATTTACTTGCCGCCATGTTTGCATAAGCAGACGGATATTTATCAAAGGTGCGCTTTGCCCAGGCTATTCCTGCTGGACATATCTTGTTACCTTTCTTCTTCGTTCTTCCTGACTTAGCCATTAATACTTAGACTTTACTTTTTTGCCAGTTTTCTTCGCGTAACTTTTTGCTGCTGCTTTACCTTTTTTGGTATAAGCAAATTTTTTCTTTCCTACTGTAGGCATAATTAAGCTGTTGTTTTAGGTTTCTTTGTTTTAAATCCAGTCCCCATAGGACCTTCAAAAGGTTTTTTTCTTTTCTTCCCTGGTTTGTTTTTAGCATCCATATTTTTTAGAAACTTCTCTACTGTAGTGTCTCTAAAAACAAATGTACTAGGGTCTATTGTTTTCTTTGCCATTTTATTGTTTTTTATCTTTTAATTCAAAATACACTCCAGCGATAGAAAGTTTGTCTACTATCTCTTTTTGCATTTCAATTAACATTCCTTCAAGCTCATCTTTTTGTTGGATGAGTTGAGTAACTTGACCTTCAAGTTTTTCATTTGCGCTTTTAAGTTCTTGAACTTCGTTTGGGTTACGACCAATGATAGTAAATAAAATTACTGACAATGAACCTGATATAACCCCTACGATACTAACAAACAAATCCTTGTTGTCAGATGGTATTTGATTAAAAGACAGAAACAATAACAGTCCAACTACAACTAAAAAAATTCCTGCCGCTCCTGCGTAGTGTCTTATTTCTTTGTGTGTATTTTTTTCCATAGGTATTTTATAAATATCTTTGTACAAATTTACTAAATTAAATTCAATGAAATCTGATTACCTAAAGTACTGGAGAGTAGTTCGATACTTTATAAAAGCTAAGTATGGTCTGAACGCTCAAGAGCTAGATATGCTACTTTTTTTAAGGTCGGAGCAATATTTTGACAAAGGAAGATTCCAAGACTTCAATAATCTATTGGGATGGAATAAAAATAGATTTGAAAAGTTAAGGCAAGAGGGGTGGATAGAAGTTTTCCGTAAAGGACATAGAGGGAGAAAAGCCGTCTACTGTCTATCTTACAAAACTAAACGAGTAATAAAATCTATATATGATAAGCTAGAGGGCAAAGAGATACCTACCTCTCAAACTTCAAATCCTATGTTTGCTAAAAATGTATCATACTCCGATAAAGTGTATCGCAACATGATAATAGAGATGAACGAGTTTATAAAACAACAACGACATCGTTCTGAGAAATAATCGTATAAGGTTCATTATTGATAAGCATGGTATATCCAGCTCTCTTATCATAATATATTTCATCCCCTTCTGATATCACAGTAACATCTGTCCCTGGTTTTACTACTTTTCCTTTTTTGTATCTTAGCTGGTTAGCATCTTCTGAAGATAACAATAATCCTGATGAGGTTTTAATTTCTTCCTCAATGGTTTTGATTACAATGTTTATTCCTATTGGTTTCATGTTATTTGTATTTAGGTCCTACGAACCAAGTTACTAAAGAGTGACGTACACCTTTTGAAACTGGTTTTACTCTATGATATTCAAAAGAAGGAAAAAAAACAATATCCCCCTTATTCATTTCTAATGCAGGTAGGTTATAAAATTCAAACTCCCCTCCTTCAAATTCATCATTAAGTAGAGCTGTCATTGATAGCTTTCTTGTTTTATTATGTAAAAATTTGTTGCCAGGGTCATTATAAGCCCGAAATCCTGAAGCGTCTTTATGATATCCATAAAACCCTTTTTTTTTATATTTAGTTAGCTGCATACTTTCTGCGGCATCAACATCTATATTCCAACCAGAGTTTGAATTAGCTGAACGCATATAAGAAAAAACTAAATCATATAGCCATTGTTCGTTCATCCAAACAACAGAAGAGTCTCTAATATCTTTATTAAGAACATTATTAGTGACTGTTGCGTCTTTAAATTTATTTGCTCCTAAATCTAAAATACGTTTACAGGTCTCATCGTCTAGTGCTTTATTAAATTGCCAATATCTAAAATCTTCTTCATTCATGTTATATAGTTTTAAATATATTTTTTAATATTTCCCACACAATAATTACAGTAATTATTTCCTGCCAGTTCATAATTAAAGTTCACTTTCTAAAAAAGCTATTTCATTAAATAACTCCTTATAACTAACATCCTCTCTTATCATCTTATAAGTTTCATAATCCTTAAAGTAAATGCTTATGGGTAATATTCCATAGTATTTTATCAAGGACATCCACTCCTTTTGCATTTCGTTATTTTTGCTCATAACTTCTTGCCATGGTAACTATAGCATTAGTAGATAAAATAGTAATAGCAACCGACACTGCATTTTGAAGCGCGCTCTTGGTTACCTTCATTGGGTCAATAATCCCCATCTTATACATATCACCATAAACTCTTTTCTTTACATCAAATCCCCTGGTGTAAGCAAGTGTTTCTTCTGAATTGTAAACACTATCTAGTTCAAGACCTGCGTTTCGAAGGATTTGAGTAATTGGCGCACGAAGTGCGTCAGCTAAAATTGCGCAAGCAATTTTTTTAGATTTATTTATTTTCTCATTATTAGCGATTAGGTTATATAGATTGTAAAATTCATACAACGCCAGACCTCCACCGGGGAGGATTCCTTCTAATAAAGCCGAGCGCACCGCACAGACTGCATCATCAACTCTGTCATAAAGTTCTTTCTGCTCTAGGTCGGTGTTACCGCCAACATAAATAACACCAATTCCGCCTGTAAGCGATGCAATTCTCGACAATATAAAATCTTTATCTCCCTTCTTCTTAGCCAGGTCATGAGCCTCCCATAATTGTTTTACTCGCTCCTGTACATTGTCCTCAGTCTCTTTGTTATCTTTTATAACTATAGTAGAATCTTTGCCTACAATAACCTTAGCGGCATGGCCTAGGTCTTTAAACTCCACGATGCTTAAATCGTCTCCTGTCTTTTCTGAAAAATAAGTAGCACCAACTGTCAGGGCTATGTCCTGCATAAGTTCATGTTGTTTGTAACCAAAGGAGGGTGGAGTTATGTTACAAATTTTCAAGTTGTTCTTCATCACATTCGCCGCAAGGGTGTTTATGACGTTGGTAGAACAAGGCGCTACTATTAGTAATTTTTTGCCATCTTGTATAATGGGCTTTAATATATTCTCTATCGTGAGAAGGTTTGTTATTTCCGCATCCGATACAAGGATATGCACATCCTCTAGCACACACTCATCCTTCTTCTGATTATTGATAAACAAGTTAGAACTATACCCTCTGTCTATTTTGAGTCCATCGGTGGTCTCGCTATAAGTATCTGAGGTCTGAGACCGCTCCACTGTCACAATCCCATTCTCTCCAACCTTGTTATAAGTGTCGGCAATAATTTTACCAATAGTACTGTCGTTGTTGGCGGATATAGTAGCCACATCTGCCAGCATCTTCTTGGTAACCTTTCTACTCTTTTTATTTAAATTCTTTATAAGGTCTTTCGTCTCAGATAAAAGCTCACGCAATATTTCAGTCTTATTGTCCATCGGAGTAATACGAGACATACCCGAGCGTACTAACGCCTCTGTAAGCACTATCGCCGTAGTAGTACCATCACCCGCAAGGGTCGCCGTTCGGTCTGCCGCTTCACGCATCATCCTTACCGCTAAATTTTCTACTGGGTCTATAAGTGCAATAGACTTAGCTACAGTTACACCATCCTTGGTCACAGTTATTCCATGAGTATGTTCTGGTGATTCTATAATAACAGTATTACCCATTGGACCTAGCGTGCTCTTTACAGCATCTGCCATCTTGGTTATACCGCTAATAAGTTTTTCTTGTCCGCTTTGAGCAAAGTGTAGCTCCTTTGGTGTGTATCCTCCCTGTTCCATGATTAAATTTAATTTGATTCAAAGTTAAAACATTTTATTTTAATGACAACTTTAAAAATAAATTTTTAATGTGTCGAAAAAAAATTTCCCTTATATATATATATATTATTATCTATTATTATTATTATTATTATTATTAAAATTAAGAGATAAAATCGACATTATCGACATGGCCCTGATAATCAGCAAACTAAACGTCGCAAAATCGACACACTATCGACACTATCATTACAATAACGACACAGATAATGTAATTATCATCTGTTGGAGTAAAATTTAATGTGCTTCCTGAAGTACCAGAAATAGAAAAGGTAGCCGAAGCTACCTTAACATTGACCAACATAAAACTAAATATTTAGAGAAGTCCTCTAAATGTCTTCATAGATTCCGCTCTTTCGATTCCATCTGCAATTGATTT